AGTACCGAGTATAACGCAGTACCGAGTATAACGCAGTACCGAGTATAACGCAGTACCGAGTATAACGCAGTACCGAGTATAACGCAGTACCGAGTATAACGCAGTAAGTTAACGCGATTTTTCCATAAAACGATATAAAATATAAATTCCGATTCCTGCCAAACTCACCAAATACAATTGAGCCAATGGATCCTCTGACATCACTGGACTAGCATCCCCTTCTTCAAGTTCAGGTAAAAAAGCCTCTTGACATTTACTCTTAGTAATTGGGTTTTTCTGTTTTGGAAAAGAACATGGGTCAATACTTTGAATATCGGCCAATGTCACATAATGCGTTTCAGAAGATTTATTATTTTTAGAATTTATAGTTTGCATCGTTATTTCTTGACAAGGTGGCGTAGAACCAGATAAAAATGCTCTAGTAATGGCAAATGGATTTAAAACATTTAAATTCCCCATAGCACCTGGTATTAATCCTTTTAATTCAGAAAAATTTACACCTAAACCAGATGAAATAAAGGGAATATTTCCTTGAGGCACATTATTAATATAAATATATCTATCAACTTGTTTGCAAGTAGAAGGGTCCTTCTTATTTTTACACTTATCTTTTGCTGCACATTTTGCTCCTGTTTTTAGAAAAAACTTATTTCCTAAAGCTCCACCAGTTGCAGACGCCTTACTTTCCCCTTGCACGAGTAATTCAACATATTGTATTAATCCGTCTATGTCTTTGGCCATTTGTTGAATCGTTCCTTTATCGCTCATACCGATTTGAGTAGGCGTTTTAATGTTTTTGTAATATGGATATGTAGGACCAAGTAACTTTTTTTCGACGCCTTGAGCATCAGTTAATACTTCTTGAAATATATTGGACATAGTAGTTAAAATATATATATATATTTATTTTTGTAAATGAATATATTATAATATAATAATAATATTCGATGGGTCATTATTTGCACCCAATCTTTTACACGTAAGGATGATATATGTTATGATGTGCCATCACTTGTCGTAGTGCCATCAGTTGTCGTAGCACCAGTAATCTCGGGTGCTGTTCCTCCCGTCATTTGAGTAGCGTATTGTTGTTGAGCACTGACTAACCCGTTGACTTGGTCTTGTAAAGTGGCCACATTACCGCTTAAATCTTGTACTTGTTGAAAAACACCTTGAATCGAATCGAATCTTTGTTTTAAATAGTCAATGTTTCCTGCATTTTGCTGAGCCAAAATAAGTGCATTATTTGGGTTATTCGTATCATATTGATTATAACTACTATTGTTTACACTGGAACTAGCATTTATATTATTTTTTAATCCTTCCATAACATGATTTGCTAAAATTATTTGATAACCAATTAATATAATAAAAAAAAGTATTAATATATTTATCAAGTGTGGCATTATTATTATAGTATAATATTATAGTTTTACAGTTTTATTTTCTTCTATAATAATATAAATGTCAACAGCCGTTACCCCATTAGGTATGAATTCAAAGCCAGCTTCTGGATATAATCATAGAAGCACTTATTCCAATAAACAATATATTTCATGGAAAGGAACCGGTATTAATAGTAATCCTGTAGGAATCGCATCAGGTCATATTCGTCCTTTAACAAACAATGACCCAGGAAACGTATTTCCAACTGGTTTTGGTTTACCGAGACCTATTAAACATTTTAGAAAAGGTAGAGTTATACCACCAACACCCATTGAGGCAAACGACCTCATTGGAAAAGACCCTAACAACAACAATATTACGCTAGATATCAACGAAGCGGCTTTAATTAATTACAATATTAATAGATTTGTCAAGTCTAGTAAAGGCACTTCTCTCGGTGGAGGTTTTGGAGGTTCCGGGTTGTTAAATGATATGCAAGATAAACCAGGCGCATTTACCGTTAAAATAAATCAACCCACCGAAGTAAACGGTGTCTCTTCAATGAACACGGATTGTAAGACTTGTGAAGGAGTTGGAATCGTAACCAGTTATTATCCAAATAAAACATATTTGACCGAAAATCCAGAACCCAACACCACCAATCCCACGTTGTGCTGCAATGAAGAATACAAAGCTAAAAGACGCGCCATTTACGCCAGCACGAACCTTAAAAAAAACTATTACACCAGCACCAAACAATATTTACAAAACAGATGCAAAACATATGACCAAAAAGCGTTTAATTTCTTATCCTATAGAACGAATTTGGATGCATCTGTATATAACGCAAATCCTTACTACATCTCTGTAGATGGCAACAATGGTCCGACCCCAGGTAGTCCTCTCGCCCTGGCAAATACTTATTTGGCCAATTGTCAGCCAAACGCGCAAATCTACGACGCCACTGAAAATGTACTCATTGAACAAATGTTAGCCATCATGGTTAACGCGGGTATTTTAACACAAACCGACGTCTATACATTTCAACATTTGGGCATTAATTCCATTAAAGGATTTTTTGACTGGTTAAATGGATTGCCTGTGGGAAAAAAACCCGCCGCGCTTAAAGTGTTTACCGATTTTATTAGTAATCCATACTGGGGAATGCCTCTCGCAGGACCATCCAATCAAACTGGGTGTCAATTGGTGGTCTATAAACCAAATAACTATCAATATGCAAAACAAGGAGCAGTGGATAGTTCGACTAGAAATCTGAAATTAAATGTGGATACCATTTCCACCAATGCGGCTTCTATTCAAAATTACAATAATACAGGTCCACAATTGGTAAGTGCCAACCAACTTTACGCGGGAGTTTCACCGAATATTTCAAATTTAACCAAAAATAAAGTACCTGGTTGCAATACACCAACCGTATTCCAATACCAAAACAAAAAGTTATGTTATTACAAAAGATTACCATCATATCAAGTTCCAGCTTCCCAACCAAGCCCTTATCGTTATTTCCCTGGCACCATCATTAGCTCAAATCATTTTTCACAGTCACCAAATACGTATAATACATCGTCTAGAACAATTTAGAGTATTGATTCACTGTAATTCAATTCATAATCAATTACAGAAATCATTTCAGACGCAATATCGTTATCTATTTCCATATCCATATCCATATCCAAATCAGACCGTATTTCTGCCCCCAAATCCAACAATTTAATTTCTTTATTCACTGGTAAAAATATGTTTATTTTTTCTGTAAATTTATTGCAAGGTATTTTATGTTTTTCACACCACGACACCGATTTATGAATGTTCGTTTTTTTGATGGTTTCTATTTTCTCTTCTTTATTTTTATTTTTTAATATATTTATTATTAAATCTAATGATTCTAATTGTTGCTGTCCAGATATGATATTCATATCGTCTATTTTTAACATATAATAATACGGTATTTCATAGTCCAATAAAGATACTATTTGTTTGCCTTCTAATTTTTTAATAAAAACAAACAACCGAATATAATTTAATTTGAAATTGGTGTTTTTTTCTCTAGTTTTGAAGTTTTTACAAACAATATATTTATCGAACGTTGTTATATTATTTGTATTTGGTTTTAAAACAAGCGTTCTTTCATATAATGATGATAATATATATAAAATATCTACCGCTGGTTTATGAAAGACTTCGCTTATTTTAATGATACAACTTCCTTTATTTGCTTGATTTCTTAATAAAACCATTAAAATTTCAATAAAAGAATATATATATTGGTTTATATCACTCTTTTTTGTTTCGAAAAATAAAAAATTATATTGTTCATCCCCTAGTAATTTAACGGTAGCGTCATTTATTTCATTGTAACATGTTATTTCATCTGTGTAATTTTCGCGCAACATTTCAAGACACTCTACCGTATCGCTATGATTATGCGTTACATGTAATGTTTTCATTGTTTGTAGTTTATATGATTCGAAAATATTCACTATGGAACATATTTCTAAAAAATCATAAAATAAATTTGTTTTTGGTTTGAGTTTACTCACTGAAAATTTTGAGCCTGGTACCTTTGAAAAAATATATTCATATGGATTTACGATTTTAATGAGGTCTTCGTAGGATAAATGATTGTCATTATCGTTTTCACAAATACTTTTAATTTGTTTATTTGATTCGTAATAATATTTTGATAGACTTTGTGAGATATAGGGTTCTAAATGCAACGACTTATGGATACTGTCTATAGGATTTACAATAACTGTATTATTAATTTTTGGTAATATATAATAATTCATAGATATACTATTATTATATACTAATAATTTTTATTTAAGTTTGTTACGAGTTTTATAGATATAGAGAACAATAAAAATATAGGCGGTTCACAAAATAATATTTATGCATCATCATCATCATCGTCTTCATCGCTTTCTATTACTATTTTTTTGGTGTTATTTGGTTTTGTATTGTTATTTGGTTTTGTATTGTTATTTGGTTTTGTATTGTTATTTGGTTTTGTATTGTTATTATTATCCGTTGCATTGGTCTCAACTGACGCTGCCAATAAAATCTTTTTACTTAATTTCCGCACTTTGGGTTTTAACTGTTTCACTTCTTCTACAGCAATATTCTGCGCATGTTTCGTATCTTCCGCGTTTCGCAAGGCGGCGGTTTCTTCATATTCGCCTAATTCTAATTCTACATTTTCGGTATTCACCGTTCTTATTTTTTTATAAACAAAATATCGATTCAAGAAGGAAATTTTTTTTTCCGGAACAGTCATATAAGGCGCTTGGTCGTATTCTTTGGCTTTAAATTTATTTTTGGAGATTTCATCCATCATGTGCAAGAACAATTCACTAAATAAGCCAGAACCCTCTGGAAGTCCCATATCTTTTGCCTCTTCGCGACTTATTATTTCAAAACCATAAGCACTCATTACACGATTCAAGTAATCAAAATTCACCAAATATTCTGATATGGTTTGATTGATAGACTCTTGATATACATCAATTCTATAACCAATAGAACTCGAATCGTCTTGAAATGTTTCTCCTCCATAACCCTTTGTAATTTCCCATATTTTTCTACCACCTTCCACCATTTTCACGGATTCGCCTGTCTTGGTCTTTTTAAGTTCATTAAATACTAATTTTCCATCATAACAAGTGCCGATAAAGTAGCCATTATGTTTAGTGCACTCGACAATATTTTTCATAAAACCTCTTAATGTGTCTGGGTTCTCAAAGAAATAATGAATCGCAAATTGACAAGACGATACATTAAATCCGTCCGCTCCTTTACCGTATTGTCTGGCTACCCCTTTGCCAGACAATTCGCCTTCCTTTGGGCCTCTGCCAAATACCGCCGAAGTAATTTGTTTCGCTTTATCGTTCAACATGGCGCTACCATCTTTAATATTAAACGCACTGTTTCCATTGACAAATAAAGCATAAGGTACATTTTTATTGGATTTCTTCATATTTAAGAATCTGGCACATGCGCCATCCAAACGATTTTCCAAGTTATCCTTCGAAATATCAATTCCAAAGACAAAGGCTAATTTTGCACGAATCCATTTAGGCAAGTCTCCTGCTTTACCACATGCAAAATCTATTAAAGTGTCGCCTTGTTTAGATGCACCCACAATGAGCGATTTTTTTACATACAAATTATGGAAATTCTTCATGGCTTCTGTTTTGAATTTTCCAGCTGGGGTGTTATAATATACATCTTCGCTCACTGTTATAGTGGGTATATTTAATCCAGTGCATAACATATCAACGTCAATTCTTCCGCTGGGATGAATCGATTTCCAGTTTTCATTACACACCTTATATGCATTGCCGTATTCTTTTTCACCGCGTCTCATTTTGGCGGTTTTATCGTGGCGCACCCGTAGTGGTATCCATTTCCAGCCGTCCTCTTTCTCCAAATCATATCGGAATTCAACAATGGTATTGTCTTCAAACACTTCATTTTCTTCGGAAAACATTTTTTTCCCACCAGAACCGTCCATGCGTAACATTATATTACATAAACCGGCATTCGGGTCATATGGTTCCGTAGGATAAAACCGTTTCGGTACATAATCGTTGTCTTGTTTGTCTTCGTAACGATGGCTAAATTCAGGAATGCGGTCATCAATGACATCTTGAAAAGGATTGATATATCCGTCTTTTGATTCTTTAAATCCGCAGCGAAGTTCAATCATTTTATATTCGTTATGTTGAACAGATGCATCATTGTTTAATCCGTCTTCAAAATACGATTTAATGGTATCCTGACCGTTGGCTCCTTTTATCGTAGTCACGAGGAAATCAATCGTATTGTATTGGGGTGGTTTCCATTTGAACGATTGCTCCCACGTAATTTTAGTTTTGGGTCCTGCTTTTCCAATGGAGTTGGCACCTACGCCATAAAACGCATGGGTAAATATCAATCCATCTGTTACATATTCGAATCTGTCTTGACGCACTTTTTGTAAAATTGTATTACATCCTTCAAAGATAGTTTGATTACTATTGTTTGGAAAGAATTCCTTTGCGGAAAATCGAATAGGAGACATAAATTCTTGAGCTGTCTTGTATTTTTCCATCATGTCTGTAACGGTTTTTTCGTCTTTTCTGCTGGTGTCCATGATGGACATTGGTTTCAAATTATATTCAATATATTTTAATACTTGGTATCTAGATTTGTATATATCTTTTTCGTTTTCCAACAACATAAACGTATACGAACGGATATCTTGATTTTTTACATAATAAATATCAAATGCCGCATACAAATTTATAAAATTGCCGTTTTTGTCATGGGCAATCAATTCGCCGTCCAATAGAGTATTGAAGCATTCTTTGTTTATTGTTTTTGCACCACTAAATATAACATCCATATTTGTATTGATAAGATAAATCTTGCCTTCCGCAGAAATAAACATTAAATGACGTTCGCCATCGGCCTTTTCAGTGACTACAAATTCTTTTCTAATGTTTGGCTCGTTTGAATTGCTGTCAAATGGCGCAATATTTTTTAACTGTAGAGTGATAGAGTTTGGACCTATGAAATTTTTACTCGAGACGAATTTCTTAGATTCATATTCATCTTTCCAAATCATTTTCATATAGGATTCGATTACTTGGTTTTGTTCTGGATAGGATATAGGATAATTCGTCCCTTGCAGTCCGCTTAATACATATTTA